CAAAATAGATAAAAACAAAAACAGTAATACAAAACCACCATAAAAGTATTACTCCTAAAATTAAAAAAAAAATAGATCAAGGAGCAGAAACACCCAAACCACCAACAACACCCGCAACCTCACTAAAAGCATAACCCACACTATCACACTCATCAGGCGAAGGATACTCCTTCATCACCTCCTTATCCGGATGCAAATAAACATACTGCCGACCAAGACTATCCACCGGCGAATACAACTCCCCACCAACACTATAACTCCTAATATCAGCATTAACAAACATACCTCCATTCCTTATATGATAAGCATGTGGATAAGCACGATTATATTTGCTGCCGGTACTGGAAGCAGTTGTATCTTTCACATAAAAACCCATATCCACCATCAAATCAGCGAGAATATCTTCCCAGTATTGCAAAGCATAATGACTTGATGAACCTGCTTCCCGTTCAAAATTAACAACACGAGGCATATATCTACGATTACGAATAAGGAAATCCCGTAAATCCTCTTCCGGTGAAGCAGATGGTGTACTATACAAATCCACTAAACCCAACATATTATTATCAAAATAACATAAACAAGCCATACTGAATTTATCAGTACCCGTACTTGCGGGGTCAATACCAATAGCACAATAAACAGGATTCCAATCCTTAAACATAACATACGGTATTTTACTGTTGTTAAATTGGTCGATGTTCATTAATAATCCATCTTTTATTATGATGTCCCAGTTACCGTATTTTAATTGTTGTCTGGTTACTTCATCAAGTTTATCCAACTGCTTTGAATATTCTTCGTGATTTAAATACATATTATCAGTATAAGCAGAAGAAATAAACGGCAACCTACTTTTCTTATCCACAAATCGTTTTTTAACCCAATCGTGTCCTATACCTCCCGGATTTGAAGCACCTCGCATACGAATAGGTATGTCATTATTTTCAAGTTTACGAAGTCTTGAATGCAAGTAATTATATTGGTTCTCCGGAAACTGTGTTAATTCATCAAAACCAACAAATTGCAACTCTGCACCTTGATAACTGTTTAAATGTTTATCGTGGGATAAATACCGAAAAGTTAATGTCGCACCACTACTAAAAATAAATCTTTTCTTCTGTTCTTTCCAAACAACCAAACCACTATCTTCTTTTGGTAATAACCATTGTTTAGCCCTATCCATTATCGCATTTGGCATATCCAAATCTTCCAAAGTTCTACGGATAATAAGTGCATTATAGTTTAACTTGTTTTCGCCTTCCGGAATATGTTTTTCCTCAACATATTGTAAAGCAGACATTAAAAGACTACTGCTTTTCCCACCACCGGCTCTGCCACCGAATAACATTTCTTCTGATTGGTAAATAAGGAATTTAACTTGTTTTCCGAATGGTTTCTCGGGTATGAAATAGTTATTGTAAATAGTGGCATAGAAATGGTTTCTTTGCTCTTCCCATATTTTTTTCCAGTTTGTAGTGTTTGTAATGTCCATTATATTTTGCCTTTTAATTGCATTTCTTTTTCTAATTGTTTAAAATATTCATCGGCTTTGGCTTCTTCTTCTGCTAATGTTAAATCACCAGTTACTTTTGCATTTAAGTTTAATTCACCTTTTTGTTCTAATTCCAATTTATCTGGAGTAGTGTCCTTATAATTATTAGTTAAACATAATGCAGTTCTCTGATTTTTCTGTGCAGTATCCATATCTTTATTTAATTGTGATTCTCTATTCCCTATATTTTCTAATTCTTTATATAATCTTTTTAATTTTTTCTCATCATTAGTATTATTAATTAAATCATAAATTTCTTTTTTTCTAATTGCTAATTTATTTAAATCATATCTAATACTACCAATTCTCTGCTTCCAAGTTTCAATTTGTGTATTAACTGCATTTATTCTTTCTTCCTCTCGTTCTAATTCATCTCGTTTATCATACAAAATCAATAAATCATGTTTAATATCTAACCAACAAACATTAGCAGAAATATTTTCTAAATATGATTTTGTAGTATTATTTATTTCCGCAAGGTCTCGTAATGTACAAAAATCATTATTTATCCAAGTTATACGATGATTCATTTGTACGGAAGTTTCATAATCTTCTCTTTTTTTATCCCAATATTTTTTATAGATTATATCATTAATAGCATCTTTAACACTTTTTAAATTTAAATCATGTATGTTTAATTCAATTGTTTTGAAAAGCATTATTTAAACCTCACTTACACTCACTTTAACTCATTATAAAATATTTCTTTATTAGTCTTGAAACTGCTGATTTCTCGTGTAAATACATTATCAATGTTTGTTTCTATATTTTTTGATTTTATTTTTTTATCTTCTGTTGATATGTTATATTTTGATAGTTCGGGTCTTTCTCGTAAAACAATGGTGTTTAGATGTGTATCATTATATTTCCAGTGTTTATTCTTTTTTAAACTATATACTAATCCTTTATTACTTGTAGTTATGAATACTGTCCAATTTTTTTTAACATAGTATTCTGTGATTGTTGTTAAGAATTTTGTTTCTATTCCTATTCCTTGAAACTCGGGTAAAACAACTAAACGGTGAATTCTTTTTTTACCTTTTTGATATGGTAGTTGTATTACTGCACAGAAACTTACTAATTTATCGTTATATATTCCTATGTAGCATTCACTTGTTTTGTTTAAGTTTCCGCTTAAATAGTGATATTTGCTAAATGTTTTCCATATTTTTTGACCAAGTTTGTTTGTGATTTTATAGATTTGTAGTTTAATGACTGGTTTTTTCCAGTCTGTTTTATGAAAAAAGAACCATCGTCCGTGTTGTATACCCAGTCGGGTTGTAACCAGTCGATTATGTCGAAGTGGCAACTTATTGCTATGAATTTTCGGTTGTTTCTTCTTATGTTTTTTTGTACTGTATAACTTGTTGTTTTTGCTATGTCTCGGTCTACTACACTTGTAAATTCATCGAATACAATTATTTCTTTTTCTGATAGTAGATTGTATGCTAAATCTACTCTCATTTTTTCGCCGTTGCTTAAAACATTATATGGTTTCAACCAAGAGGTTACACTTCCGAATCCGACACTGTTGAACATATTTGTTATTTCGTTGATGTTACAGTGTTCTGGCATTTCATCTACAATGCTTTTATCTGTGAATTTATGGTTGCTACATTCATTTAGATTAAATATTTCTTTTGCGATTGTTGTTTTACCAGTTCCACTTCCTCCTATGATTAATCCGATGTTCCAGTCTTTATTTTCGATGTTTGTGTTTCCTTTAAATTCTTCTTCAAATTTAACATCATCTAAATCGAAGTTGTCTATGATATTTTGGTTTCTGAAAGAATGCTCATAATTTATTTTTTTTATAATGTTAAAATTCGGCATTCTAATCCCTCTTCGGTAAATTTTTCGTAGTATTCTTGCTGTGTTTTTTCGTTTTCAAATGTGATTAATAGTTTAAATACTTCTTTTGGAGGTTCGTATTCTTTTATATCTTCTTGTTCTTCTTTAAATCCATAGTCTTCTATTGTTTCAAGGAATGTTAATTCAGCATCATCAAATCCTGTTAGTTCGGTGTTTTCAAATCCAGTTAATTTAAAATCTGTGAATATTTGTGTTAATTTTTCATTGTCCCAATCCCCACTAATTTTATTCAAAGCAATATTTAATGCTTTTTCACGGTTTAAATCTTCTTCGTGAACATATACAACATCAACTTCTGTATATTCTAATTCTTTTAGTGCTTCATATCTTTGATTTCCACCTACGATATGGTTATTCACATCATTTACGATTATTGGGTCTATATAACCAAATTCTGTTATTGATGTTTTTAGTTTTTCCATTTCTTCGGGTGTTATGTCTCTTGGGTTGTAGTCGGGGCTTATTAATTGTTTTATGTCTACTTTTTCAATCTTCATAATTTTACCTCATTTATTGTTAAGTTACAACAATCTTCACTATTAATTTATTATTCTATTTTTATTGCAGTGCTGTTAAGAATAAAGTTAGCACAGCAATCGCCGTACCAATACAAGTTAAACCAATACCAATAATCCATTTCAAAACATTCTGTGTATTCTCTAACTTGGTTACTCGATTATCAATATTAAAATCATCTCGTTCTGATTGTAATATTAACTGGTCAAGTTTAGTATCCATTTTCTCAATATCTCTTTTAATCTCCATAATCCGTAAATCTTTAAAGTCTGCTCTTGCTTTTAATTCGGTTATATCAGTTTCGTGATGGGTTAATTGTTTATCTCGTATGCAAACATAATTACTCTTCTTTTTGGGTGTCATTGTTGTATTCTCCGGCGGGGTCGATGTCTTCTAATATATTAGCATTACCATT